AAAGTAGACGGTGGATGCCCTACTCCTGTCACAGCAGGATCAGGATCCAACTTTGATACAATTACTATTAACAAGAATATTGCTGTTCCTGGAGATCAAATTGAACTAGTATGTGATGGAAACAACTGGTATGCTACTGTTCTTTCCTTTGCATCTGATGGCGTTACTCTTACTTAAGATAGCGTTATTATATAATTTAAAAAAGGTGTTAACATGAGTAGAAAATCAAAGCGAGCTAGAAAACTTCTTCGTAGAATGAAGAAAGATGGAGTTCTTCCATCAATGGACTTGGCAATTAGAGCCGGCATTGGGAATGAAGTTCAAGAGGAAATAGATAGGCGAAAAAGCGCAGAGCAAGATGCACAGCTAGAGCTAGCTAAAGAAGCAAAAATCAAAGCAGAAAAAGAAGCAAAAATCAAAGCAGAAAAAGAAGCAGCGATTAAAGCAGAAAAAGAAGCAGCGATTAAGGCAGCAGCAGAGCAAGCAAAAGCAAAAGCAGAAAGCAAGCCAAAACCTAGACCAACTAGAGCCAAGCCCGCTGCCAAGAAGCCCAGAGCACCAGCAAATAAATCCCCTAAACAGTAAGAAAAGTAGAATTCCCTAGAGTGCCTCCGTCCTTGTGACGGGGGCTTTTCTTTATTGTAAAACTACTTATTAAGATTGGAGGATTAATGAATGTCATTACCAACTTTAACACCGACATCAACAACATCAGCGATTATATTAACTTCAACAGGATCAGCGGCCCTAGTAGCTGCTGCATTGCCTCTTGGGGTCTATGCTAGCTCAGAACATTTTCTTTCTGGGGCCTCTGCGCAGGTTGCATATACTTATAAAAAACTTGGTGGAGATGTATTAGATATTGAGCTGTTACCAGCAAATGTTTATGCCAACTATGAAGAAGCCACCTTGGAGTATTCATATCTTGTAAACCGACACCAATCTAAGAATGCCCTAGGCTCTGCACTTGGGATGTCAACCTCTTCTTTTGATTATAAAGGAGAGATAACAGGTTCCGGCGAAGGTGTTGAGCTTAAGTATCCCAAGCTAACATTTGATTACGCTTTTAAAATGGGTGACAAGTTTGCAACAGAAGCAGGAGTTGGCGGAACTGAGAGAGTGTACAGTGCTTCAATTGATACCGATACTGGTACACAGGACTATGATTTACAGAGTATTGTAAGCTCTTCGTCTGAAGATGGGGGTGTACCCTATGCTGGACTGGTTGGGAACAAAAGAATTAAAATTAGGCAAGTTTATTATGTAAGTCCACGACAAATGTGGAGATTTTATGGCTATTATGGTGGACTCAATGTTGTTGGAGATATGAATTCTTACGGACAATATGCAGATGACTCAACTTTTCAGGTCATACCAGCATGGCAAAACAAGCTTCAAGCAATGTCATATGAAGATCATCTATATACCAGAACCTCACATTATTCATATGAGATTATAGATAATCGCCTAAGATTGTTCCCAACGCCTAATTCTGGTTCTCCGGAGAAAGTTTGGTTTAAGTTTACAATTGAGACTAACTCTCCGTTTACTGATGATGTTGAATCCGGACAGGGTGGTGTTAACAATATGAACAACATTCCATTTGAAAACATTTCATATGAATCAATTAATTCAATGGGTAAGCAGTGGATACGAAGGTTTGCTCTAGCCTTGTCAAAAGAAACTCTAGGCCAAATTAGAGGAAAGTTCGGCGGATCTATTCCAATTCCTGGTGATAATATTAATCTCAACGCGGCGGATCTACTTTCCCAAGCAAAAGAAGAACAAAATTCACTTAGAGAAGAGCTTAAGGAAATTCTAGAACAAACCACATATGACAAACTTATTGAGACAGATAAAAACATGGTTGATAATCAACAAGCCATTGTTAACATGTCTCCACTTAAAATTTTTGTAGGATAAACAATGAAACAACTATTTGAAAACTGGAGAAAGTATATCTCCGAAGCCGTAGAGGAAGAGGTTATGCACTTGCAGGATGCACTTGATGTTCCTGTTGAGGATTATCTATTTTCCAATATCTTTGGAAACAGGTATCGTCTTATTTCTGAATTCACCGCTCCTGATGAGGGGCCTCTTTCTGAATTAACAACCATTCTGTCTACCCATGGCTGGGAAGTGGATTTTAAAAACTTCAAGGCTCGCAAAACTATAAGAACACGAAAAAATGTTGAAGGTGAAATGGTTGATGTTGAAAGAATTGAAGAAGTCAAACTCATTAAGCTCATCAATAACATAATCACACAGCTTAATACTATCGGTGATAAAGTTAAGGCACTGAACAAAACCGAAGATAAGACCAAGCAGAAAAAAATGATTATGTCATTTGATAAGGGTTTTAACAAATTCTTCGGACAACCTGCTGCAAACATGAAACCAACCGGCGGAGAGAGCTATCCATTTCAGTCAATCGTTTCCGACCCAGATCAGGCTCCATACTTTCTTGGAATGGTTATGACTTGGTCGCGAAGAGAGTCTATGTTAAAGAAGTCCGCCGCAAAGATGAAAAAGAATGCTGAATTTCTTGCAAAGAATAGAGAAGATATATCAAAGAACTATGAGAGGTACTTTAACGAGAAGTATTACATGGTTCTCTCAAGACATCCAATTGATGTGTTTAGAATGTCAGATCATGAAGGGTTGCAGTCGTGCCACATGCCTCCTTCTAAGAAACACATGACAGAATACGACGAATACAACATTTGTGCTCTGGCTGAGGCTCATGCTAATGGCATGATAGCATATGCAATTTCGGAAGAGTTTTTCAAGGATGCTGGAATTGAGCCGACACAGGCGGGAATAGATAAATACGAGGATGAGGAACTGTTCGCAGATCCGGAGAGAAGTGTTGACGGGATCAGACCAGAAGCAAGAATAAGAGTAAAGAATCTATCTTACAGAAACGAAAGCGAACAAATAGGACTCGCAGTTCCTCAAGGTAAGATCTATGGAGATAAAGTTCCGGGTTTTATTGAACATCTTTACGATGTAACAGCAGAAGCACAAAAGGAAGAAGCCAATAAAATTATTGAGCTTGAAGGCGACACCGTTGATTATGATAAGTTCACCAGATTTGGTGGAAGCTATGAAGACAGCGGCTTTGCAGCAGAGTTTTCCATTATTAGTTTTCTTAATGGTGTTTCCGGAAAGTCGTTGACAGGTCTTGGATCAGTCAATTATGATGATGATTTAGAAGCATCGCTATCACAAGAACTCGGCAGCAGTTATGAAAGAATACAACTTATGATGACCGAGGTTGAGGAAGCAGTTGCTTATCGTAGTGGAAACCTAGACATAGATTTTGGCTTTGATGTGGAAGAGCACGGACCAGAAGATGTTTGGATTATGATGACCGTTACCATGACTATAACAATACAAGGTAAGTTAAGGCAAGGAAAAACAATTCGTAATCTGATGGGTGAAATTGAAGAAGCATTAGAGATGGCTGAAGAACTTTATTATGAAATTCCTTCTCCAAGGGTTGTGCAGGATTTGGCACCCGATGGTGAAGATGTGTTTAGAATTGTATTAGAGTGGGATGGAGAAAAAGCAATTGACCTTATTGGTGTTGAGTGGATTGATCCTTATGAGATTGAAGGAGAAATAGATTCCGCCCTTCATCATGGCAAAAATTTAACCGCTATTTTTGCATCGTCTGATGAGATGTCGGACGGACTCCCAGCCTATATTGAAGCTTATGCTGAAAAGGAAGGTGTATTTGAGGGTGAAAACTATTCGGTTCATCACTTGGTTAACCTTAATACAGAAGAACAAGGCATCTGGGAAGTTGAAGAGCTTGAGTACGAAGACGATCTTGTTATGGGAGAGGTTCTCGGTGAAGCAAAGTTTTCTTCTAGCGGAGACATATCCATCTATCCAGATGAGATTTTGAAAGCTGCTCTCGGTGATCAATTTGATGATGAAAATATAGATCCAAGAATAATAGCCAGAGCCATTGAGCTACTAAACGAAGTTAAAGAACAGGGTGCTTTTGGAATTTTGGATGCTACTATTGAATTTGACGGTGAGTTTACAAAAGAAGCAATCAAGGAAGAAGACGATATTACTTTGGACATTGAGTTTCGTATACAGAGAGAAGACGGCTCCGCTGCAATGAAGGCCGCAGAAAGCCTTGTAGACAGCGCCGAAGAAGAAATACGCGAACAAGTTGAATCTTATGTGGCAAACAAGCTGAAAAACGAATTACTCGCAGAGGCGAATACAAGACCCCAAAGAAGAGTAAGAATAAAGATTAATAGGAAATAAATATGTCTGATGATAAATGGTCAAAGTCAGATAACCCTCCCCCTCCAATGTTCTTTGGAGAAAAGGAGAAAGACTTAGTAAAGCAAGTTAATGACGAAATTATTGAAAGAGTCGTCGGCCAACAGCTTTTGTATTTTGCCATTGATATTGATCACACGAATTTTCACCCTTTGTACGGAGAAGCAATTGAAAAAACATTTCTCCCACCAGTCCGTGTATTCGCAAGAGTTGAATATCAAGGTGTTGAAACAAACTTTGTTGATAACTTAGCACTTGATAAGAAGACCGGTCTGAAGGTAATGTTTCATAAAAGAAGGCTAACCGAAGATCAGGACCTATATATTCGTGAAGGAGATTTCGTAAAGTATGGAAAGATCTTTTACGAAATCGTAAAAATCAATGAACCAAAGCACCTTTTTGGACAAGCAGATAATCAATTTGAGATTGTGGCTGACTGTATAAGAGCCCGTGATGGAGTGTTCAATGCCGAGTGAAACAAAAGAAATAACTTACCAAGCGTCAACTATTGAAACTATAGACACCGGTATGTATGAATGGATCAATGATTCATTAAACCTGCATACAAAAACCAACAATGGTATTTATAAAGTACCTGTGTTGTGGCTCGGAACAGAAAGAGTCTGGCAAGTTAAAAACGACCAAAGAATTAGAGACAAGGTGGGAAAACTTATTTTGCCCCTTGTGACAGTTAATAGGTCTTCTATGACCAAAGATCCTAACTTTAAAGGAATATTCCAAGCTCATCTGTATGAACAGAACGACTACAGAGGTGGTGCAACTCCTGCTGCTAGGAGAATTAATCAAGGAAAGACAAGAGAGTTTCAAAACAACAATATCAATAAGACAACATCCGGAAACCAGCAAACCGGTTTGCAAGATGATAATGGAGACATTGTATACGATACATTCTCTTCCCCAGTGCCTGTTTATATTGCCATTACCTATTCAATAACGCTAAGGACAGAGTATCAGCAACAAATGAATGACTTGATACAACCCCTTATTACCACCACGGGACAGATAAATTCTATCTTTTTTGAAAAAGATGGCCATAGATATGAAGCATTCATACAACAAGATATGGCAATGAACAACAATGCTACAAATCTTGGAGAAGAAGAAAGAATGTTTGAAACTAAAGTGGACATAAAGGTACAGGGATATCTAATTGGAGAAGGATACAACCGAGCCAAACCAGACCTTTCTAGAAGGGAAAACCGCGTTAAAGTTCGGTTCACCGGCGAAAGGACAATGGTCGGAGACAAAATACCTCACAAGACCAAGGATATTGATTACAAAGACTAGTGCTTTTAAGCACCAGAACTACTATTTATTGTGATAAGATTTATTTAAGGAGTATTTAAATGCCTAGAAAGTTTGACTTTATATCACCCGACATTCAACTTAATGAAGTTGACGAATCCATTCTGCCCCCTGTGGCACCAGAAGTTGGTCCACTTCTTATGGGAAGAGCATTGAAAGGCCCAGCCATGAGACCAGTAAGAGTCTCAAGCTTACAAGATTTTTATGATATTTTTGGAAAGCCAATCACAGGAAAAGGAGCAGCCAATGCAGACGTCTGGAGAGACGGCAATTTGGTTGCACCAACATATGCCTCATTTGCTGCACAAGCACACTTGGCTTCAAGCACCACACCGGTTACATTCGTTCGCCTTTTAGGAAAAGAAGATGCTAGCCGCACATCACTAACCGGTCAGGCTGGTTGGTACCTTACTAATGAAGTAAGCACTGCTGATGATACTATTAATGACAGCGCATACGGCCTTTTCATTATAGCATCCGGTTCAGAAACCCAGCACAGTACTGGTTCTCTTTGTGCAGTATTTTATGCCGATGGAGCAATGCTTGCTTTAACCGGTACACTTGCAGCAGGTGAAGGTGGTTCCGTTCCAGTCTCAGAGCAGACTCATGCCGGTGCATTTATACAATCATCAGCAGCTGGTGAGTTCACAATGGTTATTTCTTCTTCTGCTAAGGGCTCTGAAGTTAAGACATTCAGCATGGTGCCTGGAAGTGAAAAATACATTAGAAACCAATTTAACACGAATCCACAAAAATTAGATGCATCTAGTAACTTTGGAACAACAAATGAAGTCTATTTCCTAGGTGAGACATATGAACAAGCTTATGAAGACAACATCCTTAGTGGAAAGTCTGCTGTTGGTGAGCTTCTCGGACTGGTTCTTCCTCTTCAAAAGGGAACAGGAAATACCAACAACCTTAGTTACCACTTGGCAGAAGCCAGACAAGCAAGAACAGGATGGTTTATTAATAGAACCCAAAGTGGAGCACAACAAAGACTATTTCGCTTGATCGCCCACTCAGAAGGCGAGTGGCCAGCACAAAACTACCATATTGAAATTAGCGATTTGAAGCTTGGAAACATAAAGAATCCAAACTCAACCTTCTCTGTTAAGATTATGCAAGGAAAGGCTATATTAGAAAAGTACTCAGGCTGTAACCTAGATCCTTCTTCTGCTGACTATGTCGCTAAAAGAATCGGAGATCAGTATCAAGACTGGGATGCAACAAATAAAAAATACAACGTTAGAGGAGACTACCCTAACAAATCAGACTATGTTTATATTGATATGGATGCCACTGTTGAGAACCAAGAGCTTGATGATGCCAATGCATTACCTGCTGGTTTTTATGGACCACTTAGACAAAGATCATTTAGTGTTTGTAGTGGATCTCTTCATATTTTTGATAAAGCAGCCTCACCGGTTAAAGGCACTAATGCTGATGTTACTGCAACATCTTACCTCATAGGAGAGGCAAAGGTTCCTCTTTTGGTCTTAGGTGATGGTGTTGGTGAGGAAGCAGGTGGTTTTGTTCGTGGTATGACCCATACACAAACAGCTTCTTTTGACTTTCCAACTTTCAGATTAACAGAACAAAATACAAAGCAAGGTGGCAATTATCAAGCGGTGGATACCTTTGGTGTACGACACATTAGAGGTAGTCAACTATCTAGAGATGACTCATACAAGGATCTTGTAAGATATTTCCCAGCTGCTCCAGAAAATGACGATGGAGTTACTATTCCAGCAGGATTTGAAAGAGCATTCACTTTTACTCTAGAAGATATCGTTGCCCTGAATTCGGAATATTATTATTCAAGCGGATCGGCAACTTATGAAAATGACCTAGATACACTACTCAAGCTCGGAGTCAAACAATATAGAGTTCCATTGGTTGGAGGATATGACGGCTTGGATGTCACAAAGACAGACCCTCTTTCAGCAAACCACGTTGGATCTACTAGAGTATCATCTTATGTTCGCAATACTTACGAATTTGCACTTGATACAATTGCAGATACTGAGGTTGTTGAATATGATGTATTAAGTTCTCCGGGAATGACACACGAAGGTGTTTCTAATAGACTTATTCAAGTATGTGAAGATAGAGGAGATGCCTTGGGGGTTATTGATCTTGTTGGAATCTATGAGAACAAGTGGGAGAATGGAGGTTCTGTGGATAATGGAGCAGCATCTACTGCTATCTCAACAGCAGAGTCTAGACTTATTAATTCATCTTATGTCGCGACATACTATCCATCAGTCAAGCTTAGAGACTCTGCTAACGGAAACGGCGATATTGTCACCGTACCTCCGTCAGTTGCTGCTATTGGCGCACTGGCAAAGTCTCAAGGGCTTTCAGAGCCATGGTTTGCTCCAGCTGGATTTAACCGAGGCGGAATCAACGAGCTTGGTGGATCAAATGGTCCTCGTATCGTTGGAACCACAGAACACCTTACTAAAGCAGAAAGAGATGATTTATACGAGCAGAATATCAATCCAATTGCAAGATTTCCTGCTTCTGGAGATATCGTTATCTTTGGTCAGAAGACTATGCAACAACAGGCATCTGCCTTGAATCGTATCAACGTACGACGACTACTCTTGTATCTCAAGAGAAAAATAGGAAAAGTTTCAGAAACAATCTTGTTTGATAATAATGTACAATCAACTTGGAATAGATTTAAGTTCCAAGCAGATAGAATCCTGTCAGATGTTCAGTCTAGACTTGGAATTACAGAATACAAGCTGGTTCTTGATGAAACTACCACTACAGCAGACCTTGTTGATAGAAACATTCTTTATGCCAAGGTGCTCATCAAGCCAGCCAGAGCAATTGAGTTTATTGTTGTTGACTTTGTTGTGACCCGCAGTGGAATTGAATTGTAAGACTAGTTATTAATGATTATAGGAGAATATTAATATGTCATTTTGGAATAAACCCGAGGGCTCAGAGCCTAAAAGAAATTATAGATTTGTCGTTCAGCTAGATGGGCTGGATGAGACAGGTGTTCTATGGTATGCTAAGACAGTTGGTCTTCCTAACTACACAGTTACCAATGTAGCCCATTCTTTTTTAGATAACGAGTTTTACTTTCCAGGACGTGTTCAGTGGCAAGAAATTTCCTTGACCTTGGTTGATCCTATTAGTGTAGATGCGGCTTCTAAAACAAACAACATGATTATCGCATCTGGATACAAGATTCCAGGAGCACCAGTTGGAGTTGGTGATGGTTCTGCTTCAACGCTTTCAAAAAACAAGATGTATACGGAAGGCCTCAAGGGTATTTCAATCACAGTTGTTGACGGTGAAGGAAAGGAAGTGGAAAAGTGGGAGCTTCAAAACCCAATTATAACTTCTGCAAAGTTCGGAGATCTAGATTACACAAACGACGATCTTAAAACAATTGAGCTTGGTCTTAAGTATGACTGGGCTACCTGCAACACCGATCAGTTTAAAGCATCTTCTTAGAGGTAGACCATGGCTTTTTGGAAAGAGAGCACAGCTGAACCAAAGCGCAAATATAGGTTCTTGATCACCAATGGTGAAGAGAAAGGCTGGTGGTGGGCTACTACCGCTGCTTTGCCGTCTTATAGTATAAATGAGTCTACATATAGACTGGGTAATCACAACCATAAATATCCGGGCACAGTTACTTGGAACGACATAGAAATCACAATTGTTGACGATAGCGAGCGAGCAAAGGACCTGTATGCTTCTCTGATAAGGGGTGGATACTATCCGGATGGTAATGGCTTTGATGGCATGGGAAGGTTTGGCCTACAGGAAGGCCTTCTAAGCGGAGATAACTTTAGAATTAGTTCTTTAAAAGCCAACGGAGATGTGCTTGAGACTTGGGTCCTGAACAAGCCATGGATAAAGTCTGCTGATTTTGGACAATTAGATTATTCTTCGGATGATCTAGTTACTATAGCATTAACAATTTGCTATGACAATGCAATACTTGAATAAAATGAGGTGAAAATTGAGTAATAGAAATGATTTAGACCGTACTGGAGGTCATTTTCCAAGTGCGGAGGCTCCTGCCGCTTCTCCACTTGATTTCGTAACACCCACAGAATTTGTTGAACTTCCCTCTGGTGGCTCAGGCTATCCGGAAGGCCATGCTCTCTGTGATAAGGACGTTATAGAAATTAGATTTATGACGGCAAAAGATGAGGATATTTTAACTTCCCAAACTCTTCTTAAAAAAGGATTGGCTTTGGAGAGGTTTTTGCAAAACATATTGGTTGACAAGAGCATCAAAACAGAAGACCTTTTGGTTGGTGATAGAAATGCAATCATTATTGCAGCGAGGGCATCAGGGTACGGCGAGGTATATGAAACACAGGTTTCTTGCCCCTCTTGTGGTGCGAAGCAACAAGAATCATTTGATATTTCTAAGCCCGAGATATCCGAGTCCAATTGGGATGAGTCGGTCAATATTATTAAAACCGATGCTGGTACTTTCATCGCCAGAACTCCGATGACTAATTTTGATATTGAGCTTAGGTTGTTAACAGGTCGTGATGAGATAAAGCTCACTGCTCTAACAACAAATAAAAGAAAAAAGAAACTTGATGAATCTGTCATGACCGATCAATTTCGTCAAATGATAGTTTCAATCTCTGGGTATGACGACAGGAGTATCATAAATAAGTATATTGATTCTATGCCGGCTCAGGATTCAAGGTTTCTTAGAAATGCTTACAAACTGATTTCTCCTAACATTAGGATCAAAAAGGACTTCTCTTGTGACTCTTGCGGACATGTGCAAGAATTGGAGGTTCCGTTTGGAGCGGACTTTTTTTGGCCTGACTCCTAAATACATGGAATCTGTGTATGAGCAGTTCTTCTTACTTAAACATCATGGTGGTTGGTCCTTTATTGAAGCATATAACCTTCCTGTTGGATTGAGGAACTGGTTTTTAGAAAGACTAAAGAAAGAATTTGAAGAAGAGAAAAAACAAATTGATAAAGTCAAGAGAAAGCGATAACTCTTGGCTTTTACTTTTATTTACTATTTACTGCGAGGGCGTATTATGACTAAAAAATTATTGAATGAATCTTGGCTAAAGATGTTTGGCGAGTGGAACAAAGAGCTGCTAAGGTACATGTATGGAAAGGATGTTAAGATGCATGCTGAGCTTGGTGCACACAAAGCTATGGGAGGCATGATCAAAGAGGAAGGCGAAGAAGATATTGATAATACTTTGAAGTTTTCCATTTCTGGTGAAGAGCGTGATGTTCAAACCTATGCTAATGCGATTATGGCACAAAAAAACTATATTGATTGCTATGTCATGCACGGGCGAGACCACATGCAGACAATAAAGCTAAGAGAGGTTCTAAGACAAGCAGTCAGAACTTTTGAACAGACAACAGATATAACTTGGCCTTTTAGTACTGAGGCGTAAATGAATGGCTACTTATCCAATAAATTCCAAAGAACAGTTAATTGCCGCAATAGCAGAGCTTTCTGATGCTGATATTAAAAACAGCGGTCTTCAGAAGATCAAAGAAACCATGGAGAACATCGCCGATCTAACAAACGATCAGATTGATGCAAAGACAAGGTCTCAAAATTTAGATCTAGACATGGCAAGACTAAACAGTGATCGCTTAGAGATTGCCGAGCAACTTTTCAAATATGAACAGGAAACGCAAAAGCTCACAGAGGCTGCTCTTACCAGTTCTGGTGAAGAGGCTAATCGGTTGCGCGAAATCGTTGCTCAAAGAGAAGCAGTAGTACAATCATATAAAGATCAAGGTTATGAAATTTCACAAGTAACTGAGGCTCAGAAGAAGTTTGCCAAGCAGTCTGATGCTGTATTTGACAAGTATGCCACGATGTCTGGGTTCTTTACAAAAGCCTCGGAAGGTGTGGCAGGCTCTATGTTTGGCTTCATTGGTGCACTTAAGGAATCAGAAAACCCTCTTGGGGTTATGACTACTTCTTTTGGCAAATTTGTTAATGTAACGAACTTTGCCAACAGTATTGTAACAAAGATGGTAGAATCAACAGCTAAGATGGTTATAGAGTTTGACGCAGCATCAGCAGCATTCGCCAAAGCAACCGGCTTGGGTGACAAGTATGCTAGTACCTTATTGAACATAAGGCAAGAGATCAACACGCTTGGTGGTAATTTTCAAAATGTTGGAGAATCCCTTAAGGCGTTAGCAGAACAATTTGTTGGTTTCACAGACTTAAATGACACGACCCAGAGCACATTAGTCACCACAGGTGCTCTATTGACAAGAATAGGTGTTTCGGCTGGGGAGTCTGCTTCTTTGCTTAACACATTTACTCTGAACATGGGAATGAGTGCACTTGAGGCTTCCAATTTCACAAAAGAATTAATTCAGATGGGTGCGAATGCGGATATTGCGTCAACCAAGCTTATTTCTGATTTTCATGCGGCTCAGAAGGTGATAGCAGTATATGGTAAAAGCTCTATAGAGGTATTTAAGGGATTATCTGCCTCTGCTAAGGCTGCTGGGGTAGAAATGGGCAGTATGCTCTCAATTGCTAGTCAGTTTGATACTTTTGAATCTGCTGCTGAGACGGTTGGAAAGCTAAATGCCTTATTGGGTAGTCAACTATCATCAACTCAGATGCTTATGATGACCGAAGACCAAAGAGTTGAGACTCTGATTCAGCAAGTCCAAGCGCAAGGTATGAATTTCGCAGATATGGACAGGTTCCAACAGAAAGCAATCGCAGCTGCGGCTGGAATAAATGATATGAACGAGGCCCAAAGAATTTTTGGAATGAATATGGGGCAGTATCGCGAATATCAGGAAAGAATGGACAGAACTAGCAACATTCAAGACAACTTCAACAAAGCAGTTGAAGCGACAATACCTTTACAAGAGAAGTTTTCAATTTTAATGGCCGAATTTGCTGTTTTGGTGGAACCCCTACTTGAAGGTGTTGGGATGTTTATAGATCTTTTAATTGACATGGTAAGCTTCTTTAGTGAAGGTGAGAAAGTGTTCATAGGAGCTTCTCTCACAGTTGGTCTATTGATCGCAGCATTATTGTCTGCTGGTCCTGCTCTTGGGGCCGCCGCTGCGGCTTTCGTTGGCGCTGGTGGAGCTATCGCAACAGCAGTGGCTACTATTGGCGGAGGAGTAGGTGTATTGGCCGGAGGTCTTGGCGGATTAGCAACAGCAGCAACGGCATCTTCCGTTGGCATGGGTCTTCTTGCTGCCTCGGCCACTGCTCTTGGTGCTGTTTCGTTCGCAGGAATCGTAAGTGGATTAGCACAAGTAGCAGGTTTAATTGAAGACAACATCCAACTACAAAATACTTTAGAAAACTTAGCATTAGTTTCAACAGGAACCTCTTCCAGAGCAATGACAAAAGGGGCATCCGCTACGGTTGAAGGAATACAGCAGGCTATTTCTGCTGTATATGAACAAAAGATACATATTACTTTAAAAATTGATGACGGTAAGCTCAAGGGCTTCATAAAGGAAGCAGTTGTAGACGATGCTGAGATGGCTCGTGCAATTGTTGCAACGGGAACAAAATAAGGGGTAACAATTCATGACATTTCCAAAAAAATTTCATTATACAGACGGTGGAAACACTGATAGTGACCAAACCAACTATTCTGACAATACTGCTTCGGAATTAGAATTCAAGAGCATGGTCACTGGGCATACCGTAACATTTAAAGCGTTTATAACAGAATTTCAACAACAGTTTAGTTCGACATGGAATTCAGAAGAAGTGTTTGGCCGAATGGATCCAATAGCGACCTTTCAAGGGACGAACAGGTCAGTCAGCGTCGGCTGGACTATTCCGGCTGGTGGTTTGAACGAGGCAAAAAACAACGCTCAGATGATCAATGCCTTGGCCACGATGCTATATCCGGCATACTCATCAGGACAAGTGGAAGTTGATAGCGTTGTTGTTACAACCGCTTCTTCAATTTCTAGGCCACCTCTAATTAAAATTAAGTTTGCAAATCTCATACAAGGAACAGACGGTCAGGGATTACTGGGGTATGTTGACGGATTTACATTCACTCCGGATCTAGAAATGGGAATGTTTATTGAAGGAAAGCAACAGTATCCTAAGACATATACTATTTCTTGCCAGCTGAATGTTCTTCATCAACACGATATCGGATTTGATTCAAACAACGAGTGGCTAGACGGACAAGGCTATAAGAAGTGGATATTTGGAGATGACTCATGAGTAGATATAAGAAAAGAAAAATCGCAAGAAACGAAATTTATAAAAATGATGATATCTTTATCAATCGTGGTGTTGAAGCCGTTAATCAATATACAACCCCGAAGTTTAAAAATCCTACTGATGAAGAGCTTCTTAAAATACCTTATGTTTCACACTATTGGGTAACTGGTGATAGGTATTTTAAGTTGGCACAAAAGTATTATAACGATTCAAAGTTGTGGTATATCATTGCTCTATTCAATAAAAAACCAACAGAAGCACAAGTTGAATTGGGCGATGAAATTAGAATCCCAACCGATATCATATTGGCTGTGGAGATTCTTGGATAATGGGTGTACTTACTGATTACTTACAAAAGTATAACTATGAAGTTGAGCAAGGATTCACCGCCGGAGAACCAGATGGCTTGAGGGTCACTTGGAACACTGGTTTTTTTGATACTGTCGCTGATAGAACGATCCGGTATGATGGTGATCTAACCGAGGGCACATACGCCTTTAATCTATTACCAGCAGAGCTGCAAGTAATATGGTTTGACAGACTTTATGGTGCTGGTCGTGTATACGTAGCTGATGATCTTGAAGAAGAGGATCTCACTTTTTTGACCGAAAACATAACCCTACAGAATAACCTAAGCACTAGAATTGTACCAGAAGTCTTTCAGGTCCTAATAAATAGCGAAGATAACCTTTCAGATGCCGAATATGACTTTGTGGCGATCTATTCCCCTATTGTTGGAAATGCAGAAGAAATAACAAAGCAGCTAAGAGTAAGAATTGTCAAAGAAAGGAAAAACTCCAACTTTATAGAAGAAAACTTCGGAATTACTGGCTTTTCGCTGAATGATTTTTCCAACGCAGTCACCGAAGCTATTCAACAAAAGTTAACCGATGACTCCACCATGGTGGTATCCGGTGCAGAGACAGCAGATCTTCAAAGTGGACAATATTACTTTCGCTACAGAGACGATAGTGCAACAGCATTAACTGAGGTTGTTAACAATGAGAGCAGATTCTTAAATAGACTAATAGGTTCGTCCGCTATTGATTACAATATATATCAATCACCAGAGCAAAAACAAGCACTACTTGACTCTCCTCTCTATAACAAGCCAACTAAGTTTGCTGAGTTTCCGTTACAGGAGATAACGGAGCTTACTTACTTGAGCCCTTCTGAAGGGGAGTGGTTTTGGTCTGGGGATCTTCCGTTTTCTGTTGAAGACGTTGTGTTGAATAGTTATTTGAGTTTTGTATATGCCATAGAGACAGACCTAGAAGATGAAATGCTAAGCCAGACACTGGGTGAGCTGAGGGATATGCAAATTCCTAATACAATATCCACTATTCTACCGCCGCTGTTAAGGCACTACGAAAGTACTCTTAGACTTCAAATTATGAAAGAATTGGAAAGAGTAACGGGCGAGTTATCTGCTGAAAAGGCTCAGGAGATCCTTGATAATGCCGAGGAGCAGGCTAATAACGCCTTAGAAGACTTGGCAACTTCTACCATTTTTGATCAAGAAGAGGAAATAACCGAAGAAACAATAGAAAAGAGGCAAAAAACATACAAACAATGTGCTCTTCTATTAAACATTGAATCACTAAAGCGTGAATTTAATAAAAAGATAGAATATGATTACGACAATGATGATCTAATGCACTCAACAGGATATTACAATGATCGTCTCTATATGATAGAAGGCTCAGAAGCCAGCAATCCAGAACAGAATAGAGCTATCAACAAGCTTAAGTTACCAAAAGCAGATCGCGTTAAGAGTTTTCTGGATATGACTCCTGATATTCATGCCGCTTTGCAACCTATGATAAGATTGTTTAAAGTATCCTATGATCAAGCCCTTAGCAAGAACATAACTCATGAATTTCCATTTCCTTCCGCAACTTCTAAAGAACGTATTGATGAATTGTTCAAGCCATCAACCTTTGATCGTGGTGGCGGACTTGGAATTAAAGAATTTTCGTTTTCATTTGACGGCGAAACTCCCGCCACTTCAACAAACTACATCAGAGCGAAACTTACTTTGTTTTTTCAATCATTTTCGGATTTTGTAAAAGAAAGGACAGTTATTGAGGCAGATGGCAGTGAGTTTAGATTTAGATACTTGGATTTGTTTGTAAACACTAAGTTTTGCCCTCGCTCTGGTGAAAATGCATTTTCGCCTCTGTATTATGATCCGACATTTTACCGACTTAGAGCAGATGTGGGCTGGTCGCCTCGTAATGATGCTGAATTTACAAACTTATTAAGCAAAAGAGGCCTATCCTCAGAAAACTTCAACGATGCACTGGCTTTGACCAATAAAACATTTTATTTAAATCTTATAGATCACAATATTGACATTGGTGATGATGGCACTGTTACAATTACTGCTGAATATATGGCTTATATAGAAGGTATGCTTGGTTCTTCTCGTATGAATGCCCTCACGACGCGAGAAGTAAAGGCCTTGCAAAAAGAGTATGTGGCGAGATATGAAGAGAGCTTGATAAACAAGACTTGCGATGACAAGCAGCGAGCCGAGCTTAAAAATTCTATAAACGCTCTTAATGCCAATACAGTCAAAACAATGCAACAATCAATAGTTACAAAACTAATTGAACATAAGAAACTTTATAGTGTTAATGTAGACAAGCCATCTGTTAATAAGTTTCGCAACATAGAGTTCTTCACCTCCAGACCAAAATTAACCCCAAGAGATTCATTAACGGACAACGTACCCCAGCCGAGCACAGACAACAGGGTAGCACTAGAGCAGAGCTGGAATTACATTAATAGTAACTTTATACAAGATACCGACTATCAGAATAATTCAAAGATATATTTCTTCTATATGGCAGACTTAGTTTATATTCTTCTAGATTCATTATACGATGAGAATGGAAAACAATTACCTGAAGTAGAGAACGTTAAGGTAATCCTATCGTCCTTTGTTCTAACTACGCCATTTGAAGGAGACCAGCTGATCAATATGGGACAAGTGCCGGTTGATCTTGAGACTTTTACAACATGGTATAAAGAACAGATCATTGATAAAGAGATAGAAAACGTTTCAATTATAGAATTTGTGAAACGTTTTTTGTTTTACTTGGTTACGAACATATTTTCTGATGTGTGCATAAACCAAGATCAAGCAAAACGACTAATGTTTCAGACCACTAATATTCTAGCAGTTAAAGACGAAGACAGCACAGGTGATCCATTGGGCGATGCTGCCTACGATCCAATAATCAATATTGATGCTGCCTATAACGCAGATTTGCTTCCTCTAAAGACCGCTGTTCCGAACTCATCTAAAACAGATGTAAGCAACCTTGTTTCATACTTGGTTATATTCCCGTTTTTTAAACAGGGCAAACATTCCGGAAGAGGTATAAGGCAAATAGACGAAGCAAATGCTGTCTATCATTTTGACATTGGGGCAAAACGTGGTCTTGTTAAAAACGTTTCGTTTTCCAAGTCAGACATACAGTATATAAGGGAATCTAGAATGCTATCACAGGGGCAAAACAGCCTCCTACAGCTATCCTCTGTTTACAGATGTAATATGAGAATGATCGGAAACACCCTGCTGTATCCTGGTATGGAGTTCTGGTTGAACCCATTTGGACTAGGTGGTATGGAGTTTGGATTTCCTCAAGACGGAGCAGGAAGCAATGAGAATCCAAATCTATCAAACATCATGGGTATTGGGGGATACCAACAGGTACTGAAAGTAAAATCAACAATAAGTCCGGGAAAGTTTGAAACCGATGTGGAAGCGCATTTCATATTTTCCGGAGACGAAACAGGCTCAACAGATAAAAAAGAGAAAGTGACATCCCTCTGTGATCGTATTGAAGATATAGGAACAGCAACTACAGAAACAACTCAATGCAGAGATTTAATACTAGATGTTGAGCAAGATCTATTTGAATTGTCTAACTATGGTGTCCCAAGAATTGAGGATCCAGAATAATGAGCAAATATCAAGGCAAGAACGAAATTAAAAAAACAAAACGGCTGGCTCATGAGAGAGCAAAATACAAGCTTGGTGCATTTAAAGATGAACTGGGTGAAGTTCCAAAAAATGTTAAGGACTTTAATTTCTCTGATAGGACTCTCTACGGCAGAGTTGACGAGAATCTTGACACCATTTATCCTAAAGAGCTTTATCTTAAGCCCATGGTCCAAGAGAAGGATATCTTCTTTGTCGTTGATTTTGTTAAAGAACAATTCACATTATTCAAAAATAAAATAAGACAAGCAGTAAATCTAAGAAGCATTCCTGCCGATGATCCATTTCTATCTGAGATAAAGATTTATAAGGCTTATGAGGATCCAATAAATTTATATCGCCAATACATTGAAGATCATATTGAAAACTTCAACAGTGGGCTCAATCCCAGAAAGATAACAAGCTATGATGATTGGTGTATGGAGTTTTTAAGAGTCTCTAAGGATTTAAAGACAGACTTTCCAATAACCCTATCCGGATTTCAAAGAACTAATAGATCAAACATATTTACCTCCGGCTTAGCCATTTCAATTTCTAATTTAGATTATGGCAACGATGAACACAAAAGTGATTTCTTTTTAGAAAACAAAACATTACAATTTTATACAAACGTGGCGAAACAATTTGGATTTTATGTTAACAAGAGTTGTCCTTGGATCTTAGTAAGTGATCTAAATTCCCCCGCAACAACAGTATACAGGAAAAATTTGGATTTGTCAAGCTTAAATAAAACTTTTATTGAAAGGTATGATTTATGTTACAGTAGAGATATCTTACATTTGAGACAGGTGTTAGAAGATGGATATGCAAAATTTATATCAGATAATCCTTTAAAGAAAGAAATAATAACAAAATGCAACAAAACTGTAAAAAATATTACCTATAGAT